TCGTCGGTGACCGCGCACTCCCTCAGCAGCTCGGGGAGGCTATCGGCCAGCTGCGGGCCCATCAGCTGCGTCAGCGCCGGATCGCCTTGGAACCCGACATCGGTGAAGCCTGCCTGATTCAGCAGCCGCGTGAAGCGCACCCCCGCCGGCTCCCCGCCGTAGGCGTCGAACGCCAGCCGCAGCGTGTCATCGACCAGGTCGGGGGTGGGGCCGGCGACGAACCGGTAGTGACCGGCGCCTCCTTTCGGGATGGTGACACCCTCCCACCGCACCGGGTAGCCGATCAGCCACCCCGCCGTCCAGGTGTAGTCCGCGGGCGTCGTCCAACCGGGCGCGCCCTGCGTCGCCCACCGGAACCGGCCCACCGTGCGCGCGCCGATGGTGAAGCGGGCCACGAACAGCACCGAGGTGGTCATAGGGTTGTCGGTCCCGTAGGAGCTGAAAAACATCTCCTCGGTGACCCCCTCCGGCTCTTCGATGCCGACCCCGTATCCACCGGACGCGTCGGAGGCGTAGAACGTCACGGTGTAACCGGCCGAGGTGAAGATCCGCCACCAGCGGTGTCCGCCGGCGGAGAAGTCCGCGCCGACCCCGTTGATCGCCACCGACACCTGCCACACCGTCGGCCCGGGCTGCGGGGTGACCAGCGGCGCCCCCCACTTCGGGCCGTCCGGGATGACCGTCTGCGCTTCGGGCAGCAGCTCCGAGCCGAGCGGGCCGGCGTGCGTGGCCAGCTTCAGGCCGGTCACCACCGACGCAGGTTTGTTGCCGGGCACCAGGTCGGCGATCACCGACGCGCCCGGCTCGTCCTCACACGGGTAGTACGCCCATGACGGGGTGGCGAGGTTCGCCCTGCGCATCGGCGCTTCGAGGCGCAACGGCCACGAACCGATGCGGCGGGTCACCCCCGACACGACCAGGTCCACCCACCGCCACCCCCGCTGCCCCGTGCCGGCGGCGGCGGGACGGTAGTCGATGCTCTGGCCGGGACTCCACGCGGACACCTCACCGGCCGCGTCGGCGGTCCCGTCGACGACCAGCACCGCCGGTGTGCGGGGGCCGATCAGCCCGAACAGGTCGGAGGCTTCGTTGTCGGGGTCGAAACGCCACGCGTCGTCGTGGATCCGGCAGGTGATCGACGCCGGGCGGGGGTTGCCGTCCGGGGCGTAGCCGCGGGTCGCCGACACCGTGTCCGACATGATCGTCGCCTGGTCGATGACATGCCACGCCCCCGCCCACCACAACGAGAGGGTGATGGTGTGCTTGGTCATGACACTGTGCTTTGGATGCCGAGCGCCGAGGCGTTGCCGCCCTGGCCGCGGACCGACGCGGCGATCAGTTCCACCAGGAGATCACCGAGGCGGGAGCCGTCGGAGCCCAGGGTGAAACCCTCACCGCCGGACGACGCCACCGACGAGACCCGCTCGCCGGCCATCGCGAGCACCGGGACGGCCGTGCCCACCACCCCACCGATCACCCCGCCGGCGTGGACGTGCTGCATCGTTGGGAACCCCCACGACTTACCACCCAGCTTCGGCACCCAGTCGGGGACCTTGAAACTGACCTTACCGAGACTGTTGTTCCACAAATCGGCCACCGCATTGAAGGCGAGACGGAACGGGGCGGTGATGATGGTCATCACTGCGTCGAACGGCTTACGCAGCTTCTCCGGGAGGCCTTTCAACCATTCCCAGCCGACGGCGATTTTGTCTTTCACCCACGCCCACGTGGTCGTCCAACCGTCTTTCAGCAGCCGCCACCCGGCCGCGAACGCGTCGGCGATCCACCGGCCGACATTCGCGTAGGCGGCGAGGATTTTGCCGGGGAGCGCTTTCAGCCATTCCCACACCGCCACCGCCGCCGCCCTGATCACCGACCACGCCTGTTTCCACGCGTCGGCGAACCACTTGCTGTGTTTCACGATCAGGACGATCACCGCGATCAGGCGATAATGCCTAGCACGATCCAGGTGATCGGGTTGGCCAAAAGGGCCGTATTCAGGACCCATTGGACACCCGCCCAGATCTTCGCACCGGCCGCCGCGACGCGGTCCGCGGCCGCCTTGGCGAGGGTGCCGAGCCGGGTTTTCTCCAGCATCGGGATCAGGAAGTTCGCCATGCCGCCGGCCAGGTCGGCGATACCCTGCGCGGCGGTGGTCACCCCACCGAACAGGTCCCCTTTCATGATCATGCCGACGCCGGCGCCCGCCCCGGCGAGACCTTCCAGGGTGTCTTTGAAACCCATGCTCTTGCGCTCAGCGGAGTCGGCCGCCTCGCCGGCCTTGCCGAGGCTGCCCGCGGAATGGCCCACGTCGTCGGCCATCTTCTTCGATGCCTTGCCGACGTCACCGAACGCGTCGACCGCGTCGGACGTGTCGGCCTTGAACGCGAGCTTGACGTCCACGCCGGCCCCCCCCTACGCGAGACCGGCGGAACGGGCCGCGTCGGCCTGTAGCGCCTCCATCGCGGCGGTGATCGCCTCCTCGCGGGCGGCGACACCGGGCTGCAGGTAGCGGCCACCCGGACGGTACTGCCGGATCGTGGCCAGCTTGCGGCCGACCGCCCCGCCGTAGTCGAGCCACCCGAACTGCGGGGCGGCCGCGGTGATCGTCGCGGAGGTGGCACTGACGCGGGTGGACAGCGACGCGACGGTACGCCCGGTGCGCCGCGGCACCTTCGGCTTCACCCAGGTGATCACCAGCTGCATCGCCTGATCACACGCGAGAGCGCCGACGCGGGGGTAGTCGCCGGCGAGGGTGGCCAGGGCGGCGGCCGCCTCGTCGGCGCCGGACACCTGCAGCTGCAGGCGGGCGCTCACCGGGCACCCGCCCGGGACTCGGCCAGCTCCTGCTCTTGACGCAGGACGGTGTGATACCGCGACCACAGCAGGAACTCGTGGGCGCTCATCCGCTCCCGCAGCTCGGCCACCGTCATCCGCAACCTGTCCGCCAGATAGAACTCGAAGCGCAGCTCACCGCCGTCGTCCCCCCCGCCGGGCAGGAACGCTTTTCGTGGCATCTTTCGCTTGACCCTCCGCCATCCCGGACAGCTCCGCGATCCGCACCGTCAGCTCCTGCAGCTCACCGGCGGGCGCGACTTTGATCCACTCGCGGGCGTCATCGATGGACAGCGCCGGCTCCACCATCCCGAAGTGAATGATCCACGGCTCCTGGTCGGACGGCTCCTCGCCGGACTCCCGCACGGCTAGCGCTTCTTTGCGGTTGAGTCCGCGGACGGTGACGGTGCCCACCCCCGCGATGTCGACTTTGTCCTCGGGCAGGCGGCCGCCGGCGAGCAGCTGCTCGCGGGTGACACTCACGCCTGCACCGTCTTGACGACCGGGCCGGACACCGCACAGTCGACCGCCCAGGTAACGATGTCGTCACACGGGGAGGTCTCTGTGTACTTGCCGAGCACCGCCGCGAACGCCTGGGTGGGCAGGCCGGTGCCGGTGCCCTGGATCATCCGGGTGATCGCCACGGTCTCACCCTCGTGGCCGTCCAGGATGTCGCCCGGGCCGGTGTCGACGGTCAGGTCATACCACCCGGACATCGAGAACGAATTGTCACGCTGCCCGCCGACCTTGAGTTTGTCGTCCACCCCGTACCCGGTGACGTCGTGAATGTCCGGGTTTTTCTCCAGCGTCGATGTCTTGATCCATGACGAACAGTCGTCGGTGCCGACCTTGATCACGGTCATTTTGCCGTGTGCCGGGATGCCCACCACCATGATCGTTTGCCCTCCCTATCCCGTGACGTCGATGTGGAACAGGGCCCCCAGGAAGTCGTGACCCTGCAGCGTGAACGCTTCCACCGAAGCGGTGGCCACCCGCACCGTCGCGCACGCGGTGAAGTCGAACGACTCCACCGCCTGCTTGATCGAGCGGGGGCCGGTGTCATCCAGGTAGGCGGCCGCCTTGCGGAACGAATCACCCGACGCGGTGGGCCCCACCAGCACCGCGAGGGGTACGTCGGGGTAGCGGGTGAAATGCCCGCCCGAGTCGTACACCACCTGCTCGGGCAGCTCCACCAGGACCATCGGC